GAAGGGCAGGAGAGGATAAGGATAAGATACTAAAGCTGTCTAATCCAGAACCTCTACCTATAGTACATAAAACAATACAAAGTTTTTTGGATGATAACATATTTGATTATCTTCCTTTCCATGATTATAAAATTTATTTATCTTCAAAGGGAAATTTTAGAGATAAGATTGCAACAATACTAGGTTATAAAAAGAATAGGGAAGGGTTTGAAAAACCATATCATTTTGAAAATGTAAGAGACTTTCTTCTCAACTCCTATGACTCACAATTATCTCATCCACTTATTGAAACGGATGATGAGTTATCTTTATTACAAGATGGAGAGGGCAAAACTATTATAGTCTCTATAGACAAAGACTTACTTCAACTTGAAGGAATGCATTACAACTTTCTTACTCATGAATGTTCTTATATAAGTAAAGAGCAGGGCCTTAGAAACTTTTATAAACAAGTATTGATAGGGGATAGTTCAGATAATATTCCCGGAATTCATGGTATCGGTGAGAAGAGTGTGTATGTAAAACGTTTAGAAGAAATGAATACAGAGGAGGAAATGTTCCACTCATGTCTTGATCTATACAACACTCATTACCGAAACTATGGAGAGAAATTTTTAAAAGAGAATATATTATTGTTATATCTACTCCGTGATAAAAAAGCATACTGGAAAGATTACTTCGGTGTGGAGGAGGACTACTGGAAAAAATGAGTAATCAAGGTCATTGGGTCGGTCTTAAGGCTGACCCATATCACTACTTTGGTTTTATTTATATCATAACAGATGAAACTACAGGTAGAAAATATATAGGTAAGAAGCAATACTGGTCAGCTAAACATAGAATCAAAGGTTGTAAGAGTAAAGTTACTGACCGTCAATCTAAACAATGGAAATGCAAATGTTGGAAGGATCATAATTGGAGAGACTATAAAGGTTCCTCTCCTTCCCTTGCTAAATGGATGAAAGATAATCCAGATAATAATTATACATACGAAATAATTAAGCAATGTAGGTCTAAAGGTTCATTACATTACCATGAGTTAAAGATGTTATGGGATATGAATGTGCTTACTGAGACCTTTGAAGATGGTGAGTATGTATATTTTAATAGAAGCATAGGGGCAATCAAGTTCCGTCCACCTAAGTTTGTTGAATGGGAGTAAAGCAATGTGTGTATCTATAGAGGATACAGAAAGAATAACTTTTAGTGATGTGTCTTATACATGTTACTGTAAGAAATGTGGTAAAGAAGGTAAATGGATGGTAAGTCCTATCCGTTTCAAGAAATTCCTTAAAGGTCTTATAGATAGTGAAGAAGCGTTTGAAGGTAGTATAAGTGAAGAGGATGCTTTCTTAATGGTCTTTAAGATATGTGTTAACTGTAATGGAGGGTATGATATTGATGGTATAGATGCATATCCGGGAGGTAATATTGAAAAGATACAATAATGATAGAGTACTTATATACGGTGATCTACATGCTCCTTATCAGGATAAAGGTGCTTTAGATTTCCTAGCAGATATTAATAGGGAATATAAACCAGATAGAGTAATTGATGTTGGTGATACACTAGACCAGCACCCACTCTCTAGATTCCCTAAAGACCCTTCTGCTAATACTGTAATTAAAGAGTTTAATAAAGCAAAGAAGGTTATAAAGAAGTTAGGTAAGATATTCCCTAGGGTAGACATAATGAAAAGTAATCATTGTGAGAGATTGTATATGAGGGCTACTCATGCAGGTATTCCACGAGAATACATTCTCCCCTATAAAGAAGTGATAGGAGCGCCAGAGGGATGGAGGTGGCATGAAGATCTTACTATTACTATTAATGCTACAAGGAAACAAATATTCTTTGCTCACACTAAAGCTGGCTCAACTCTTAATATTGCTAAAGCTTACGGTTCTCACGTAGCATTTGGACATAAGCATAATCTCTTTGGAGTACAGTACTTCACTGTACCATCTGGGGAGTACTTTGCTATTGATGTTGGTTCATTAATTTCAGATAAAGGGTATCCTTTCCAGTATAATAAGGGTTCAGCTTATCGTCCTACTCGTGGTTGCTTCATGATAGTTGAAGGACAACCTATTCCAATTAAATATTAAAAGGAGGATTGTTATATGTATATGACAGATACTACAGGTGGTGAGACTCCAACGATGGTTACTACAGGAGAATACATTCAACGATATAATCAAAACCAGCCAATATTCAGTAATGAACGTGATTACCTTTATTTCCTACAAGACATGCTTAGAGTAGTGATTGAAAATAGACCTGAAATATCAGTCTCAGAAGCAGCACAAGAAGTAGTAAGTTCTACGGACATTCTTTTGAGACATGTGCTTAATGGGTGAACAACTACATACAGGCTATACTATGTTTAATGTAAATAGTATAACAAATAATCCTTACAGATCAGTATTAATATGGGGGGCTAGGGAGAGTCACCTAGCATCCTTCTCAGAACTAATGGATGAAGCAGATAGATTGTTAGTTAAAAGCTCTACTAACAAAGATGATTTCCTCCATTGGTTAAACTTTTACTAAGGAGGATTATGGTAAAGGTAGATAAACTAACAGACATAAGATTAACATGGAGAATGTTAGAGCATACAGTACCACATATAGATAAGAGTGTTATGAATTATAAAACACTTTATAAACAAGGCCACTCTATTCAGAGGAGTCAATTGTTCTACATAGAATTTACTGGTATACCTACAGGAACTATGGGTCATTTTAGAACTCATTCAGGTGCAGGACAAGTGTGGTTATTACAAAGTAATAGACCTGATTGGAATGGTGGTAAGAAAGCAGATAGGGATACTCCTATTAATGCTTCTTTAATATGTAATGCTGAACATTTAATACAAATAGCCAAGTTAAGATTATGTTCTAAAGCACATATGAATACAGTTAAATGGATGAGGAAGATCAGTAGAGCAGTTAAGAAGGTGGACCCTGATCTATACCTCATGCTACAACCTAAATGTTTTTATCATGGGTATTGTAATGAAAGTAAATCTTGTGGATATGTTGAACGAGCTAAAGTATGGAGGAAAAGTATATATGGAGTTGAAGGATAAAGTACAGGAGATGCTAGAACAAGCTAAGTTTATTCCTAATCAGGATCTAAAGAAGGACAATGGTAAACCTAGATTCTCCCTTGTACCTCAAGAACCTCTATGGGAAGTTATAGATGTACTAGAGTTTGGTGCTACTAAATATGAACCTTATTCTTGGAAAGAGTTAAACTCTTATGAGGATAGGGTTAGGTGTATGGATGCTATACAACGTCACTTAAGAAAATATAATAAAGGAATTATGTTAGATGAAGAAACAGGTGCATCCCACTTAGCACATGCTATGTGTAACCTACTCTTCCTACTATATTTTGAACAGGAGGATAGAGTTAGTGCCAACTTATGATTATAAATGCGGAGAGTGTGGCTTCACTGAGGAAGCATTAGTACCTGTAGATAAAAGGGATAACCCTTTATCCTGTGCTTCTTGTGGTGGTAAGATGGTAAGGATACTTCAGGAGAGTATGACCTTTATACTGAAGGGTCAAGGGTGGGCTAACCATGGGTACTCTAAAAGTGTAGGAGATATTCTTAAGAGGGGTGATAATATTAATATCGATGAGGATGGTAATAATAAATGATAGATAATACACATCAAGAACAACTATTTTTAGAATTAAAAGATACAATAGATAGGGTGAATGAAGAGTATCACTTCTCGCTTATGGATGTAGTTGGTACACTAGAAGCTCTTAAACATTTTATGGTTCAGATAATGACTAATGATAAATATACGAAAGAGGATGAAGAATGAACTCAGTAATGTTAGACTTAGAAACTTTTGGTGTCACACCTAATGCTGCAGTAGTACAGATAGGCGCTATCTACTTTGATGAGAAAACTGGAGAAACTGGGGAGGAGTTTCTACGTTATGTAGATGTTGAGTCGGAACTGGAAGGTGGTTTCACGATGGATGTATCAACTATACATTGGTGGTTACAACAAGACGAGGATTCTAGGAAAGGTCTAATAGAAGAACAAGGTTCTAATTCTACATATTCTTGGTTACTACTGAGTGAGTTCCTTAAAAGAGCAGATAGAATCTGGAGTCATTCTACTTTTGACTTCGTAATAATGAGGAATCATTTTAGAAAATATAAATTGAAATCACCAGTATCTCATAGAGGTGCTAGAGATTTAAGAACTTTAGTCTATCTATCTGGAATAAACCCAGATGATTTTACTAGAGTAGGCACTGCACACAATGCTATTGACGATTGTAAATTCCAAATTAATTATACAGTGGAGGCACTATCATTACTAAGAAATTAAAATACACATTAGAAGAAGGAGCAATATTCAAGAAGGCCACTGAGGGTGCTGCAGGGTACGATTTAGTGGCTTTACACGATACCCATATCTACCCCTTAGAATCTCAATTGATTTCAACAGGAGTCAAGGTAGAGATTCCTAGGGGGTATGTGGGGTTACTTGATGGCAGATCATCTCTTAACACTAAGTTAAATTGTATACAGATACCCGGGAAGATAGATAGTGATTATAGAGGAACTATCCTAACTAACGTATTTAATACTAGTCAGTATGAACATAGAATAATTAAAGCTGGAACCCCCATCTCTCAATTGGTAGTTGTCCCTATTTATATGGGTGACATTGAGGAAGTGGAAGAACTTTCTGATACTGAAAGAGGAGAGGGTGGATTTGGTAGTACAGGGGGATATGCTGAATGATTACAAATTATTGCGATGGAGATATTAAACAACATAGAAGAGATCTATGAACAATACAAGGAGGTAATGAGAGATGCCAATATACAAGAAGAAGAATGGAAAGTGGGGAATAAGGAATGTTAAAGGTGAGTCCCAAACAAAGCAGGAAGCAGAACAAAGGCTGAAAGCAATTAAAGCTAACCAATCTAAGAAGAAGAAATAAGATGCTAGAAATTATAATAGGAGTAAGTGTGTTCAGTATATTAATAAGATATTATAAGGGGGTTAATGATTGACCATATTAACAGAGACAGCACAAAAAGTTTTAGAACAAAGGTACTTCTTAGAGGGGGAAACAAAGTGGGAACACTTAGTTGAAAGAGTAAGTTCATTCTTTGCTACTACCAAAGAAGAGTATGAGGACTTCTACGGTATGTTACTTAGAATGGATTACCTTCCTAACTCACCTACCCTCATGAATGCAGGTACAGACATTAAATCTTTTTCTGCTTGTTTTGTACTACCAGTAGAGGATTCAATTGAAAGTATTTTCAAATATTATAAAGATGCTGCACTAATCTCTAAGAGTGGAGGTGGAGTTGGTGCAAACTTTTCCAACATCAGACCTCACGGTTCTAAGGTTGGAAGTACTAATGGGGTAGCTTCTGGTTCATTATCTTTTATGAAAGGGCAGAATGCTTTAACAGAAATCATTAAGCAAGGAGGTAGACGTAGAGGAGCAAATATGATGATGTTAGATGTAGACCACCCAGAGGTATGGGAGTTTATATCTTGTAAGGATGAACCGGGAGTTATGGAGAATGCTAACCTATCTGTAAGAATCTCTGATAGTTTCATGGATAAGGTATCTAATAAGACTGAGGTTCCACTGTGGGATGAGATATGTAGAAGAGCTTGGTCCTCTGCTGAACCGGGTGTAGTATTTGGTGATACTATACAAGGGTATAATAACGTACCACATCTAGGAGATATCGTAGCTACTAATCCTTGTGGTGAACAACCTTTACTCCCATATGAATCATGTAGTCTTATAGCTATCAACTTATCTAATCATTATGATAGTGAGCATGATTCAGTAGATTGGGCAAAGTTAGCTGAAACAACATCATCAGCAGTACTGTTTATGAATAGGGTTCTTGATAAATCAGAGTATGCTATCCCTGAATGTCAAGAAGCAATGTATAAAACTAGGAAGATTGGTGTAGGTATAATGGGGTTACATGATCTTCTTATACAACTGAAGTACCCTTATGATAGTGAGGGGGCTAGAGGTATTGCCTCACATGTAATGGAAGCTATAGCAGATGAAGCTAGTGATATGTCTGAGAAGTTAGGAAGAATAGAAGGTAATTATAGTGCTTATAATGATAAGTGCCTTACTCCTCCAAGACGTAATGCTAACCTAACCACCATTGCTCCAACTGGTACTCTATCTATGATAGCAGATTGTTCAGGAGGATGCGAGCCTTACTATGCACCTGTCACATTTAAGACAGTACTAGATGGTACAGAGTTTTGTATGCCTAATAAGTGGTTATCAGAAGAAGTAAAGGAGTTGATAATGTCTGGTTCCCATTGGGATGAAGCTACTAATCTAGAAGAGAGAGAGTTATTCAAAGGATCACAGGATATACACTGGAAAGACCACATACTTATGCAAGCTACTCTACAAAAGCATGTGGATTCTAGTATATCTAAAACAATTAATATGAATAAGGAGGCTACGATACAAGATGTCAAAGACGCATACATGCTCGCATGGTCCTCTGGGTGTAAAGGAATTACGATCTATAGGGATGGAAGCAGAGAAGCTCAAGTCTTATCTAAAGAGTCTGGAACACGTAAGGAAACACAGCCTACCATTCCCGAAACATCTAGTGGATTCGATGAACGAGAGTGTGGAGAAGATTTCCCTACTCCTCTCAAGTTGGTGCTAGACGAGGAGTTAGAGGCAACTAGGTATAGACTTAGAGATGGGGATGGACATAAGGTATACTTTACTGTTTGTACACAGGATGATAAACCAGTAGAAGTATTTTCAACCTTACCTTCTGAAATGCAAAACTCTTTATGGGGTACAATCAGTAGGTTACTTTCTCTTGCTTTAAGATATAACATACCATTAGATGATGTAACGAAGCAGTTAAGGAAATCTTCTAATAGTGTATCAGACATACCTGCTAAGGTAGCAAGAGTGTTAGACAAGTATAAAGAGGATACCACTAGTCCTTTTGGGAGGTGTCCTGAATGTGAAAGTAGTTTAATATTTGAATCAGGATGTAACAGATGTCCTGAGTGTGGGTGGTCTAAATGCATTTAAAAGGAGCGTGAAATATGAAGTCACATAAAAGATGGTTAGCCATACCATTAACTATCTTACTTCTGACAGGGTGTGGTTTAACTGGAACCACAACAGGAAGTAAGACAACTAAAGTATATAATGAAAAGGGAGAGGTTAAAAAGGTAGTAGTAGAGGATGTGGCACTAGGGGATAAGAACACTAATTACAATAACGCTGTAACTAAAGTAGCTGAAGCTACAGCAGAAGGTATTAAGATTAAGGTTAACGCTATTACACAAGCAACTGCCTCAGATGAGGGTGATTCAGAAGGTGTGAAAGCATGGAAACAATCTACAAGAGTGATTGCGATAACTAACATTAAAGATACTACAGCACATAATATTAATGCTATTCACTATGGTAAGGATGGTTATGATGTAGCAGATAATGTAGTCAATGGATTACCGGGTGCTGTAATGAAAACTGTAGTAGGTTTCAAAGGTTTAGATGTAACAGAGAAAGTACTTACAAAAGGATTTGAAGAAGCAGGAGATAATACTACTGTTGAAATGGGTGAGGGTAACACCATTGGTGGTATGAATAAATCTGCTGTAAGTAATGAGAACCACGCTACTGCTATGGGACAGGATTCTAGCCCATCAGTAAGTGGTCCAACCCCAACCTCCACAATCTCTTCTGCTCCTGAAGAGAAGGAGTTTGAAGTATTAGAAGAACCTGTAGAATAACCAATAAAAAAGGGGGCCTAATGTGGCCCCCTATATTTACTTGTCTATATTTTGTTTTATGTGTGGTAATATACTAACTTTAAGTAGTGTTGTTATTTCTAATATAGAATCTTCCATCCTCCTCCATCTCGCCTCATCTTCCTTCCTTTCGATAAGCCTTCGATCTTCTTTCTTATTTATAGCATCTTCTAGTGTTTTAAAATTTAATTTCAGATCATCTATATCTCTATATATTTCTACTCTACATGACTGTTGCATCTCCTTATGTGCTTCCTCAGTTAGATACACTTGTCCATTAACTTTCTTCTTAAGAATGTTTAATTCATTCTCAAGTTTACCTTGCTTCCACCCATATCTCCAAGAAGTCCCAAGGAAAGTAAGTACTACAGCTCCTATAGATAACGTTTCTTTTAAATCCATCAATCGCCTTTCCAAGCTGGTCCACCAAATAGATGAACAGCAGTATAAACAAGTTCTCTCTTCCTCTTAGGTACTTCATTTAAAATCATAGCATATCTAAATACACTATCAGCCATTCTCTTGCTACCTATACCATTACGATACAGGTAGTCATGGATAACAGCAGGTCCAAATAACTTCCCTCCTTTCCTTATAAAGGGTTGGACTATCCAAGGGATACTGGCACCATCGGTTCTAAACCCTGCTGGTATATAGTATAACCAGAAATTATCAATAGGTTCAACCAGCTCCCACTCACCTACGTTCTCGGTTGGTTTAACTATTGGCTCTATAATCATACTACACTATGGTTACTCCCACAAGGTTAGTGGTTATAGGTTTCTCTACCCTCACTAATATATTACCAGTGAAAGGTAGATGGTTGTCTGTAGCAGAAAGGACTACTGCTGATCCTCCCATAGAGAGAGCAACCCACCCCCCTGCACCATCAGGAATAGATAGGGTGATATTCTCTGCAACTAGTGTACCTCTAACACTTATAGATTGTCCACTGTTAACTTTAACTACTTTATTTTCTGCAGCTGTCTTTGGTTCTATTAACATACTTTACTCCTATTATAAGTATTTAGACATGATGCGATGTCTATTATTGACACCCTTACTCTTGTCTTTATAATCAGCCATGTTAGCTTTTAATGCCTTCCAATCTCTATCTAAGAATTGTCTATACGAAGAATGTTTAAACCATGCTCCATTATAAATATGGTATAAAGATGTAGCTACTATCTTCTGATTCTCAGAATAAGTATCCCACTTCTCCTTCCCTACTTTATCCTCTAGTTTATACCAACCGTCATATGTTACTGTATTAGCAAGATAGTTTACCTCTGCTTCAGATAACATATCTTGTTTATCTAATTGTTTAACAGCATTAATAGCTGCCTTACCTTTCTTACCATAGAGGTTAAGCTTATCTAGTTTATCTAAGAGATAATCAGGTACACCTAATTTAGCAAACTTATTCCTTGATTGATACGCAAAGTCAATCCCATTTGCTATAGTAGCACCACTCTTAATAGATCCTTTAGGTACATAGAACTTAGTTTCGAATCCCTCTACCCCTTTCTGTCCTAGTATTTTTACCAGTTTACTTTTAACTGATGCATCTACTAGTTCTCTAGTGTAGGTTGACCCAACGTACTTCTCCTCGTCAGTTAATTCCCTTCCATATGCCTCCTTTGGTCCTATATTAAACTTCTTCTTTTTTTCCTCAGTCTTTAATCGTTTGATGTTTTGTGCTTTAATTGGTTTAATATCTTTGATACCGGCTTTTCGTACTTCTTTATTGTACTCTCGTATTGCTTTCCTAGTCTCAGAAAATCCACTAGGGTCTGCCACACTCTCTTTAATCTTTGCATTAAGATATTCTCTCCTATTCTTTAGGTGTTGTTTCTCTCCCTCTTCTCCCCATGAGTAGAGGAATTGTCCAAACCAAGGAACCAACCTTTTAGTTTTAAAAGTATTTTCATTCTCAGTTGATGCATTATATATGTCAACAAGAGGAGCCTCAACCATAGCAACAGGGGGTAACAGTACATCAGCTAAAAATTCCTTGATGGGTTTTCCACTTCTGAAACCTTTCTCAGTAGTGTACCTAGACATGAAGCCTAAGTTGAGTAAGTTATCTACTAGTTTATCGCTGAAATCCTCTTCATCATCTCTGCCTAAGATAGCATCTTTAATCTCATCGATACTAGCATTAGCAAAGACTAAGAGTGTAACCAGTTTACTAGCAGCATATATGTTCTCTGTCTTACTCCTCTTAGGGTCTCTCATCTCTCTTCTAATATTAGCAAGAGATTTAATAGCATAACTTTTAAGCAGGTAGAAGATTCTACCATTACCAGCTTCTAAGTATACCTTTGGCATCTCAGAGAGTGAGATGGGTTGGAAATCACTTACATCATTAAATACAAAGAAAGATGTATCTTCATCCTTAATACCTTTAAGAATCTTGCTATGTACTTCTTTAGCATTCTTACTACCTCCGAATACATCACCCCACTTTTTAGCAAAAGCTTCAGGTGTCATACTCCTCGCTTTATTTAAAGAAGCTTGCATACTGACTTCCTTTCCAAATTGATCCATCCATTGGAAACCAGTGACATATAGCAATTTATCAAGAGCTTGACCAGTTGCATTCTGATCAGTACCGAACTCTTTAAGTACATGTGTAAAATCAAAATCATCTTTAGTAAACTCTTTATTACCAAATACAGCTTTAGCTGTTGCCCCTATACCATTCTTATATATAGTCCATACAAGATCACCTACCTGAGTTATAGCATTCATAGGTGAGCCTAAAGCAGTAGTTAATGCTACATTCCTAAATGAAGACGTAAGACCTGTCATACCTCTTTGGTTTAACCTAGCCCTCAGCAGTTTAACTAATCTCATCTGATCATTACGATCAATATTAAGATTCTTCTCACTCTGAATGAACTCTAGTATGTCACCATCAGTGAAGGTATCTAAGTTCTCAGCCTTATTCTGCAGTTCTACTAACTGAGCCTCAAGGTCAGTAGTAGATTTTCCTTGTAGTTCATATTTTTCTATCCTCTCCTGAAGCTTATTCATTTTATTCTGAAGTTTCAGATTACCCTCTTTACCACCTAATAAAACTCTACCTTCTATCTTAGAGTTATTCTCTGCTATATGGTGTACAAGGGTGGTGGATACATCATGATAGAACTCTAGGAACTCAGGCTCTACTCTATTAATACTTCTATCTCTAGCAGAGGAAGGAAGTTTCATAGCATACTCCCAATACTTACCACTGTTAAATATGGTGGAGAGTTTCTCTTTCTTAGTAGCATCTGACATCTTCTTATCATTTACTATAGAAGCTAGAGGTCCTTGAAAATCTTTCTTATGGTACTTGTTATATACAGCATCCATAAGACCATCCATATCTTTTACTCTCCTAGGAAAGTAGTCTTCTTTTTCAGTCTTATAAAGATTAATACCAACTTCCTTCTGTCTCTTTCTAATATCGTCTAATACAAACTTTACCTTATCATACTCTCTAAGTAAGCTGTTATCCTTAAGTAACTTATGTGCTCTAGCATTATCTTGAGGTTTATCGTTAAATAGATACAAACTTAATTCTGCTCTATCTACAGGATTCATATCCTTAAGTTTATTGAGGAATGGTCTTACCTTCTTAGCATATTCCCTATTCTTTGTATTCTCTCTATTCTCCATCTTACGTAGATAAGTTACAAATCTAGGATCTATCTTCCTTAGAGATTCAGTTACAGGTTCTAGTAAATCTTCTGATAGACCTTTAACTTTCTCCCATGTAGTTTTAGAGTTATCAAAGATTCTCTCTTTAAGTGAAGAGGGTGCTCTAGATAACTGTTTCTCTAAAATCTTTCTGTTCTTACTGTACTGCTCATTAATCTCTAATGCTCCATAAGAACCCTCATCTCTTGCTGAGTACTCTGATCTTTGAAGATCATCTACTATAGACAAAAGTTTTTCAAATGCATTATTCTCTACCCCTTCAAAATTAAGAACTCTTCTAATGTAATCCCTAAACTGTTGTAAGAGGTTAGAGAATTTAGAAGGAGTATTAGATTTTATTTGAGAGAGAGCATCTCTAACTATAGGCTCTGAGAAAGCTTGAGCAAGAAATTCCTTCTCATTAATAAACGCATAATACAAACCTCTTTTATTGTAATCTAATGCTTCAAACTTTTGGTAGTTCTCTTTAAAAGCACGAGAAGTATTCATTGTTTTAAGAGCTGCTATTTCTTGAGGAGTGAACAACTGTTGCATAGCATACTCTTTCAAAGATAATAACTCTGTTCTTAAAGCTTTATTCTCGGGAGCTGCTAGTTTCTGTACAGTAATAGCATGAATTATTTCGTGTAACTTAACAGCAGAACCAGACTTAGGATTGAGGTACACTACTCCATCGAGGTGATAAGAATTCCCTTTAGTAGCTTTAATTTTAATCTTCTTTAGATCTTTCTCAGAAGAGAAAAGAATATACCTAGATAAATGATTGATCCATTTATTCTTATTAAGTTTAGCTTTAGATGCTTGTTCAATAGCTTCGTATCCATTCTTAGGAAACCCGGGCTTCTGTTCCTCCCACTTCTGCCACTGAACCTCATCCATAAGTATAGCATGAGCTTCTCTTACCCACTCTTCTTTACTACCTTTATACTTCTCTTTAAAGTTACTCATTGCTAATTCAGCATTATTACCTGAACGTTTTAAGAAACCTGTAACTTCTTCATCAGCTTTCTTTTCCACATCAGACATTATAAGACCTGAGTCAATCTTCTCTTGTTTAGTTCTCCTCTTAGTTACAGTAGGTGCTTCATCTACTCTAGACCTAACATCTTTTTCAAGAGAGTTCATAGCTGCTTCAGAGGTGGAGAAGAAGCCAAGACTACGCCCTGATTTAGTCATTAGTTCCCATCTCTTTGCTTTCTCGTTATCGGGCATCTTAAGAAGCATGTGTCCTTTAGAGGAAGTCTTTAATTCTTTAGTTGGAGACTCCCACTTAATACTTCTACCGCTATGGTCTTCTCCCTTCTTAGTAGTTAAAGACTCTTGAGCTTTAACAAGACTAGACATAAACTCTGAATCATTCTTAAGAGCAGGGTTAGATTCTAGGGTAGCTTTCATAGCTGCTAGTAAATCTCTCTTCTGGTCTTTAGGATCTTTAACTTCTTTAGTAGCTTTAAGAGCTGTATCTATATCACCCTCTAGGAGAGCCGTACTGATAGTTTTTAAACGATCTGTACGTTTCTTAGTACCTGCCTTCACCTTTACCTCAGATACTTGTGTAGGGGCCTTCTCGTAGCTTATAGCACTATCTAGTTTATTAGCTGCCCCCTCTACCCCTTTCTTATTAAGTAAGGAAAGTATCTCCTCTTTACCTACATTGTTTCTAGACAGTGCATCCACTATATCAGCACTGGCTTCTACATTACCTTTATTAAGGTTGTAAGCAAGAGAAGAGATTACTCCTTCCTTCTTCTCTTTAATATTATCGAGAGATAAGGATTGTAGTTCTGTCTGACTCACACCCCTAGCTACACCTTCTTGTTCCATTACCCCTTTAGCCAACTGTTGGGTAGTGTCTTCCATTCTACGTTTAGGGAGTAGATCTTGTATACTCTTTTCGATATCAGCATACTCTTTAATATTCCTACCACCATGAGCTTGCTGTACTTCCTTTAGCTTAGTATCTAATTGTTTAACAATAGAGTCATATTGATTATCTAAATAATCTGAGTGGTGCTCTACTGCTAACACTTCTGCTGCCCTTTGTGTAAGTTTAGGATCACCTTCTATGAATTTAGCAGCCCTATCACTAATGTTTTTAAGATCAGCTTTGCTTATGTTAAGTTTATGTTGACGGATACAACCTTGTAATGTAGCCATTCTATACCTCAAGTATTCTTGATGTTACTACGACTGTTATAAAGTCTATTAAAAATCTATCTTCCTCTCTTAACTTCAGTACCTTCTGATTACCTTTGAACTCTGAGGGAGAGGTAATTCCGAATCCCCCTCCCCCTACAGCTATTTTAGCTATACCGAATCCTCTAGTAATAACTTTCTGGTTCTTACCAAATCCTTTAGTTATTACGCTCATACCTTAACTCTCTTGTACACACTATCCATGCTTGGTAGTCCAACATCATCGTAAGTGTTGTACCTAGCTACTTCATTACCAAGTTCATCTTTATAAATCCATTGGTTATTAACTAGCTCCCAATCTCCTGCTTCAATATCTATTAGATATTCTGTATCAGTTTTAATGTTGGTTATTTCTAATACAGCAGCAGACTCAGCCGGAGTAAGACCACTTACACCAGTTTCAGCAATGAATACCTTACCACTACTGGCATAGAAGTTATCCCCTGCACCACCAAATATAGTACCACCATCCTCTCTATACAATCTAATTTCATCAGTGAACATGGAGTTACCAGTCCCTATATAGTCTAGATGTAAATCTACTATTGAATCATTTATCCTAGCATTACCAGCATCCTCATGGGTAACTGCCCCAAAGAAGTTTCTTATACCATCTGCTGTAGTTATAATATAAGCTAACCAGCAGAGTAACGCTTGACGTGTGGTATTACCAGATGAGATGTCTATCTCTACATTAACATAGTCAGTAGAGAACTCTGTCCTAGCACTACCATCAATCCCATAACCATTAAGTATTGTGTTATTACTTTGTGTAGCAAGGAATTGAATATTGGAAGTACCAGCTATTGCACTCTCATCAGTTTCATGATAGTATGTAGTAGTGCTGTTATAAGCTGAAGTCATTCTAATAGTATCACCTTCTTCTATTGCTTCTCCTACACCTACTATACCAGTGAATGTATAACCACTTCCACCTGATACGAGTGAGTTATCTAACTCAGCAGCTTGAGTAACATTATATAATCTTACTCTAGTACCATCTGCTAGATTAGTATTGAATAAAGTAATCTGAGTAGGTGGTATATAGAACGTACCATCATCAGCAGTGAACTGATCAAAATCAGGGTGAGGAGAGGTGCCATCATTAAGTACAACCCTAACACCTTTAAGTGTAGCACCAACATCGCCATAGATAGCTCCTCGTACTGTTTTAAATTTAGTACCATGAGTTTGTACTAGGTCATGCCAGTTAAATGCATCCTTACCTTGGAAGGTTCCACCAAGACTAAAGTTATATCTTAACCACCTCATTATCTCCTCACCAGTATGAGGGGTAGCAGAGTCAGTTATTGTTATGCTAAAGTCTTTACTATTCCAAGTGACAGGAGTAGCACCATGATCTGTAATAGTTATACCAGTAACACTAGGATCACCAGTAGTTAATCCATTGTCTACAGGGTTCATAGAAGCAATATATAATTGATCTTCTAAAATACCATATAAACTCACTATATCAGCTTCAGCTTGATCGTAACCATCTTCTTGTATCTTAGTAACTAAGTGGTCTGTATAATCAAAATTACCATGAGTTGCATCTCCATACACTTGAAGTAACCCATCGTTAGTAGTGGCTGTAGTAGTGCCAGTACCATCCTGTTGCTGATAGTTAATGGTGAAACCTGATATGTCACCAAGGATATAGATTGCACTCCATATAGCTGTTACAGTTCCAGCATCTACGTACCTTAAACCATCTCTTGATAAGTAATCTATAGATGTAGAACCATCAAACTCCCATCCATCCTCCAAAGTAAAAGAGTTAGGACCATTAGTACTTATAGGGAACTCTACATTCTTAAGGGTACTTTCTGATCTCCAACTCTCCATCATAAAACTGTAATAGTTCTGTAATGTAGAGGCAGTAGTAAGACCAAATTTGAGAGTACCAGTATTAGCAGTAGCAGTTGTACCAAAGGTTAATCCAGAGGAAGTTTGGTAAGCCCTATCTTCCATCTGCTGTACAGGTACAGTAACAACTGAAGAACTTAATGATATTCCAGTAACCCTTATAGGTAAGTAACCCTCATTAATAATTGTGTAATCTACAGTTTGATCACCAGTGTATAATTCTTGCCAAGTATAAGAAGTAGAAGAAGATTCAATATAATCTACCACTGTCTGTGTACCTGTTTCAAAGATATATATTTGACTTCCAGACATAAGACCTGTAAACTCAATACCTTGGTATACAGGTGTTTGCTCTACTGTAATGTAGGTTGGGTTAAGGTTGTTATACAATACACCTGAATCTAATTGTACTGTTACTGTAGAATTATTAGAACTATCTAAATTGAGTGTACTACCAGTGAAAGTAGAAGACCCAAAGTTATAAGTTCCGTTAGTAGTAAAATCAAATGTAGATGAATCATACTTCCCTCCAGTGTAAGTACCAGCTGTACTCCAATTAATAGTACCACCTACTAGAGTACCACTAATCACATTAGTATTAGTATATGTCCAATCATTAAGATATAGATTAGTACCATCAGAATCTAATGTATCAGTGGTGGTTGAATAATCAGATAAAGTAGATATCCAATCTCTGTAGTATGCCCATATATTTACTGCTTCATGTGAAGCTGATGTTACAGTTAATGTTTTAGTAGTACCACCAACTATTGCTATTCCAGTGTATGCACTAGCTGTACTCTGTGATATACTTCCTAATGTGGAGGTGAGGTCTTCTAACTGGAATTCCTCAGTTACTTCTCCAACATCTTCAACTACCCTGCCAGTATATAACTCATTAGTAAATGATCTCCTATCATATCCACGAGCTATTGCAGTCCATGTATATCTATCTACTGCATTTGTTAATCCAGTATTATAAGCATCTATTAATAACTGCTCTACTGTACCAGTGCCAGTTGTAGTAGCAGAATGAAAAGTACTAGATTCTGAAAAGGTAGGTGTTCCTACATCTGCTCTAACCCAATGTACCCCCACACCAGATAATAGAGAAGTACCTGTTTTAAATACTAAATGGTTAGTAAAACTATATCTCCAAGTTCCTGTAGCTACAGCAGCAGTCTTAGATAAAGTACCATCCCATACATATCCCTCTGGATACAGAGAGTTGTTTAGATTCCACTGACCATTACTCATCGTACCACCAAAAGTAGAGTCAGCAAGGAAGTTAAACCTAGGATGATTTAGTGTGATAGTATTAGATGTAGTCTCAGAAATTAAAGCATTACTTGTAGTGGCCATAGCTTCGTATGTAGCACCATAGAACTGGAGGAATGCTGTCTGTGATCCAGTATCTTTATTATCAAAGTACCTAATATTACTAGTATCAGTTACAGTAGTAACATTACCAAAGTACATTTTAAAGTATGTTTTAATACCACAATAAGAGAGTGATATATCTAATCCTGAGATATCTACAGCACTAGGATAAGTGGTAGAATGAATTGTTGGGAAATCATATTGAGTCGAGGTATCATGGACGATACGTGGATTGACCCCTTCAACCCAATCCCTATTACAAGTGAACGTACTTCCAGTTTGCATAGAAGCAGTAGCACCATACCTTCTAGTACTTACCTCTACCCTAGTTACACTTCTCTCATCTAGGATTAGGCCACCATCCCAATCAATATAGGCAGAACCTCTCATAGCCCATTCAAAATCTGGAGATACATGGAGGGTACCTGTGGAGGTAATATGGATGATACAATCATTGATCCATCCATAGTTATTATCTCGGTGAGCTTTAGTAGAATCAGCAGCTTCAACAGTATCTATGACATTCTCTATAGTCTCTGTAGCAGAACTAATTGTAACTGTACCTGCGCTATATGAAATGCTCATTTATTCTTCTCCTTAATCTTCTTCCACTCACCTTGTACATCTGTGATATGATGTGGAACTCCATCTATCACAAGTATCTCTTCTCTATGCTCTTGAACAATTACTTTGTTAGTCACCTTTCTATAAATAGAGTGTTCCACACCATTTACAATCATAGTGTTAACAAGTTTAAAACCTTCTCCTATCATTTACTTGCCCTCGCTTTAATCTTCTTAATATAACCATTACCATCTCTCACTACATCAAACTCCCAATTAAGTACCGGGGTATTAGTTACAATAGTAGTAGGTTCTTTAAGAGCTTCAGATAAGGACTCTATGCTTTTAACTACATCCTTACTATAAGTGGATGAGTCTTTAATTACTTTTAAAGCTTCTATTAATACTTTGGTTAGTTCATTACTTTTAGGAGTTTCTTTTGGTTTAGGTTTAGGAGGTGCTTCTTTCTTCTTAGCCCCCATTGCCCTAGCTTCTCTTTTAGTTACTGTAATCATGAGGAGTATCCTATACAATCCATAAGTTTCTTCATCTGTTCACTTCTACTTTGTACATCCTTTACAGCTTCTTTAGCATCAACAGAAGCTTCCATAACTTCTCCTGTCTCTTTTACTACAACATCTGATCTTACTTTAATTCCTTCCTTCTGTAGTTTCTTTAGCTGCACCTTATCCTTAGTGGGTAGTTTAGAAGCTTCAGGGGATAATGTTACTGCTCCCCCCATCTTATCATCCATCCTAGTATTAGTGATACGATTCATAATATAGGTTTGGATGTTAGCTCTTTGTCCAGCAGAGAAAGGTTTATTAAAAGATTCTGACATCTTAGTAGCAAGTCTACCAGCTTCCTCCTTAGCATCTTTTAAGGAGATATTTTTCTCTTGCCACTTCTGTTTATAATCTTCTACTTCTTTAGTAAAGTTTTCATACTCAGCAGTAGCTTGCTCAAAAGTTTTAATAATATCTTCAGCTTTAGTTTCCCCTGCTTTTAAGAATACTCCTGCACTTAATTCAGCAGGAGATTTCTGAGTAGGAGGAGCTTTAGGTTCATACTGAGAAGTAAGAGTTTCTTGTCTCTTTAATTCAGTTTCCCTAGATGGTTCAGGAGGGGTGGGTTCATAAGCTTGAGTAGCTACCTCCATATCATCCATAGCTTGAGCTTGATCCTCTTTACCTAGTCGAGAATACATAGCTTCTTTAGTAGCTTTATCAGTAGCCTCTTCCCTAGATACAGATGGTATATCATAACTATCCAGTTTCTTCTGAGTCTCTTCCCTCTTAACCCTAGCTTGTTCTGCCCTATCTGCTTTAACACCAGCATGTAGTGCAGGTGCTCCAAAAGTACCACCTAATAGCGCACCAGCTACTCCACTCTCTACCAATCTCTTGTATGTCTCAGGATCAGAGAAAGCTTCTTTAACTGTCTTGTTAGGGTCTACCCCTGATTCATGGAATACAGAAATACTTTCTTGAGCAGCTTCTTCAACAGCTTCACCTAAAGTCATTTCTATAGCTTCTTTACCTGTAGCAGAAAAAGCTTTTCCTGTAAGAGTTTTAGATAAGAATTTATTAAGGGGGTTAAGGGCTGTAACACCTGCCATAGCTACACCAGCTGCCACAGCTTTTAATGGGCTAGCTTCATCTACACCTCTTAAATCTACATCAGTAAGATAAGCTTGTCCTGCCCCTGTAAACCCTTCGTAAGCAGACATACCCATCATAGAACCTATTTTACCAGCAGTCTTCTTGTATGCTAGTTCCATAGCCTCTTTCTTACCATACTCTTTAGCAAATGTCTTATAACTCTGCATTAACTCTTTTTTTGCTGCAGTCTTAAGAGTTGTCTTCATAGTCTGAGTAGCAGCTAGTTTAGTAGCAGAGGATGCTAACCCTGCACCACCAGCAGCCATAAGTACCATATCAGGTGCAAACTCTATTAATCTTTCTGCACCCCATTGGAAGAAGTCTAGTGGGTTCTTTATCTCTCCAAACTTCTGTTCCACTACATCCTTCTCTGCTGCTTTCTCAAACATATACTTACTTCTATTAAGAGACCAATCTCTTGCCTTCTCCATTCCAACAGTATCAGCAAGCATACCTAATCCTCCCCATACAGCACCAAAAGATTCTTGTACACTTTTCTCAAGTCTCTTACCAAAGTCAAAAGACCAAGATTCTTCTTTAGGTTCAATCCCTAATTTTTTATAAAGGTCTGACATTTCAGAGGAAGCCCCCGATGAAGGAGCAAGAGTAGTGGAGGAGGGTTGTATCTCTTGCTCCCTATTCATCGTGAGGAAATTATAATCGCTGTTCTTAGACTGTGCCTCTTCTTCTGGTGACAACGGAGGGTTATCTATTTCTTGATTTCTATCCATCGTGAGAAAATCAAATTCAGACATGTGAATACTCCTAAATAATTAATGGTATAGAGCTACCTCCTGACCATAGGACACTTTCTTACCTAGCATTTTATAAAGACTCATTTTCTGATCTGCACTGAGGGCACTCTCCATTATCTTCTGATCTTCAGGACTTGCAGCCTTATACTTAGCTAGATACTCATCCTGCATATCACCAGCAGTCTTCTTAGGTTCAGCGGTTAACACATCATATAAAGAAGGATTAGCTGTTTGTATTCTACTCAGCATATCCTGTGCATCAATTCTAGTATGTTCAGATACGTATGTGGAGTACTTCTCCCCTTCAAGTCCAAGGGTTTCAGCTTCTTTCTCTGCACTACTCCTTGCTAATTTTTCTATGTCTAACTTAATAGAAGCAGAAGCACCTTTACCACCTCCTGAAGCGAACTTAGACATAGCTACTAGATCTACTCCATCCATCTGTAGAGTAGCGGCTGCTATAGCTTTCTCATTGAATCCTTGGTCTTTAAGGTTTTGGATTACTTCCTCCCTATTATCGTTCTTCCACTCCTTAGTAAGCTCTTGTTTTTTCTTCATGGTATCAATTTCAGCTTGGGATTTCATAGCTAACTCGACACCTAATTGAGTTAACCTTCTTCCCTCTGCCCTTTTAGTTCTTTCCTCAGCTCTTTTCTCAGCAGCAATATCTGTACCTTCTTTTAATTGGCTTTTATAAGCTGCATTCTCTTGCTCTAGAGTCTGCTGATACCTAGCATTCTCTTGGGTTAGACCCTGCTGATACTTAGCATTCTCTTGAGTTAGACCTTGCTGATACTTAGCGGTCTCTTGAGTTAACTGTTGACTGTGCCTAGCTAAGTTCTTCTGTCTAGCTAATTGAGCATCAGCTGATCTCTGCTCTGATTCGAACTTAGACTGTTCTCTTAAAGTGTTAGCATAAGATTCACTAGACCCCTTAACAAATCCTAGTAAAGCTCTTTGTAAATCAGACACCTTGACCACCCCCCTGTTGTGTTTTAGCCCTTTCTCTAGTCAGCTTATCTTTAATCATTTTATCTACTGCCATGTTACTAGTAGCTTGCCCGGGTAGATTAGCTCGTTGAGATAACTGATCTCCAACTGCTCTCTGTTCATCTGTGAGGAGAGGTTCTACTTCTTTCTGTAGCTCAACAGGATCAATAGTTCCCTCTTTAATGCCAGTATGTATATACTTAGACATTGTTTCTTGAAGGTATCCTTTCATCTCATCTGCATTAACTTGTTTATCCCAGAGGTTAGCAGTATTACCTAATTCCACTAGATCACCTACGAGATAAGAAGCACCAGCAGCTTTAGTATCATTAGCTACCTTCTGTCCTTTCTTCTTAATACCATCTTCTACAGACTTATTAACTCTGAGGGCAGTAGCAGGTACACTCCTTTCAGGAGCATCAGAAGAAAGCATCTCTATAATACCATCCCTAGTCTTTTCACCATGGATAGTATACATAAGCATGTCAATATAAGAAGCGTATTCTTTCTTCTTCTTCTCAGGAATCTTAGTCTCATCCTGATTCATCATACCTGTTATTTGTTTATTATCTTCTTTATAAGCTTTCTGTACTTGGTACTCTTTAAGATTCTTCTGAAGTCTTTTACCGTTACTCATTATTACCCCCAACTGTAAGAGCTGATATGGTGGATCTTCCAGCTGCTACTTTTTGTTTATATCTGTCCTTTAACTTCTGTAAATTCTTTCTTCTCTCAGCAACTAGCATATCAAGAGTTTGCTTATTAGCAGAGAGGGTTGATTGAGCAGAACCAGCCTGAGAGGTTATGTTACTCAATGCAGATTCATATTGCCCTGATAATTCTCCTTGTGCAGCCTCTCTCTTCATGTTAGCTATCTTAACTTGAGTGTTATAAGAATCTCTAAATTGATTCTCCATACTCATAAGTTGTTCATGCCACTCCTTACCGTACCCTTTAGTGTCTAGGTAATATCCACCATCTCTCTCCCATAACCCTATATCGTTAGGATTATTCTTATTATAATCAGCTACTTTAACTGCTAGTTCATGAGCAGCTTCAGGAGGAAGTCTGTATGTATGCTCATCTCCCACATTAATACCTACTGTATTAGCAGGATCACTTACATACTCGGAAAAGGATTTAGGCTTAGATTCAGTAATACTCTTCATCCCTTCCCCATAAGCCTCAGTAGCACCCTTCATAGCAGCTGCTTCTTGCTGTTGAACTAAACTATTAGCTTTAGCAATAGCTTTATTCTTTGCTGCTACCTCTTTATTAAATTGTGCTCTCTGATTCTCAGCAGCTTTGAATGCATCCTCAGTCATAGTGGTACCATAATCTCCATAATAATGGACATTCTCTCTATAACCACCACCTCTCATTTCTCTATTAGCTTCTAAGTCTCTCCTCTGTGCATTACCTCTTTGCTCCGTTAAAGATAGTATCATGCTGGTTGCTCCTGTGTATATGTTACAGGTACTATAGTAGCAGCATTAGGTTGTTCAGGTGTAGCATTAACTATGTTATTCCTGATATCAGAGAGGGTTTGTGTGGATTGGAATCCTTTTCTAGTGGGAGCTTTAACTCCTATAGCACCAGCAATAGCTCTCTTCCTAGCAGCAGTTACTTCATCAATATCCATCTGTCTTAAGTTCCTAGCTGCATCTATCTCCATTTGAGCTTTCTTAATTAATGCCTCTCTATCACCTGTTGCTATCCTTTCCCTAGATTCAGTAGCTTCTTTATTAGACATTCTACTTGCTTCTGTAGATGCCATAGAAGCTTCCATCTGCATCCCTGCTTGTTCAAGTGCTGCTTTATTAGACTCAGCTGCCATTTTCTCCTGAGACTTTATCTTTTCTAAAGTGTAATCTTGTGGAGTGTCTCCCATCAAAGCACTAGCTGCACTACCTAATCCACTTACAAGTGCAGTTCCTACCCCCTCAAAAGCTTTACTACCTAAAAACTTCTCTGCAAAACTAGTGGTGGTAGGTGCTCCACCCGGACCATAGTAAGCTGAGGTACCACCGGGTGCTGATACTCCAGTAGGTATTTCTGCTGGATTAAATGTATCTGCAAATGATGTCATAAGACTAGTCATAGTAAGCTCACCACTTATAATACCAGCCCCTCCAGCTACAGCTAAACCTCCTACAGCTCCGTATAAAAGTCCTTTACCAATATCCCCTCCTGTCACTGCTGCAGTAATACCACCTACTGCTGCACCAGCTACTATTCCTCCTACTAAACTAGCCACGGCTCCTGCTGCCAGATCAAATGTAACGAAAGAACCTATAGCCCCTAACCCTGCGAATACTGCTCCTGCTACTGGTGGCATCTTTCTAAACCCCCTTTTCTAAAGTGTATATACTTTCTTGTGTACTATCTATATTTCCCATATACTTAACTCCTTCAATCTTTGAAATAAGGAATCTTAATTTTTTATTAGCAGAAGGAAAAATACCTATAATAGCTCTTACATGTTTACATTCCATGAATAAAGCTCTCACTGTTTTCTGCATAAATTCTTTCGCTTTCTTACCTTTTAAATTCCCATTATAATGTACTATGACTTTATCAAAGGGATGGATAAACTCATATAACACATAAGCTCTTCTATCCCTTGATATATAAATCAATTTATAAGGTGATCTAATATAATTAATAAAGGTGACAGTTGAATCACTCTTATCTATTTTGTTAAGATCTGGTACATCTACTATAGTTGCTCTTCTCATAATTAGCCAACTTCAGCAGTGAATGTAGCATTACTTATAAAATCATCCATCCAATCCTCTAGGTTAACTCCACTAAAATCAGCTAAGAATTGTATTCCTGCAGTAGTAGTAGAAAGAAGATTGTTCATTGTGGAGGAGATAGCTTCTGGACCTAACTGTAAGAAGTCAGGATCTTTTAGCAATTCCTCTGCACTTATTTGGTAATTGACTACCATCTGAGAAGCTTCGTTCCTTACATCAGATATTGTCTGAGCATCTATTTCATTGTTAGCTAGCTGTTCCCTCAGTGCAGCTTCTAACCTCATACTAGAATCTTGCATTACCATATCCCACTTCTTAGAGAAATCAGTTAATGCCATTTGAGTTTGAGCATCTGCCCCCTTAGATAGAGCATTTACTTGAGCATTAAACTTAGCTTGATTCTGTGCAATAGCTGCATCTTGCTCTTTAATAGCTCCTGTAACAACTCCTTCTAATTGTGTCTGACCTACTGTATTCTCTGCTTGCTGTTGTAACTGGTTAGCTTTAGCGTATGTCTCAGCATCCTTCATAGCTAATGGCATAGCCCTATCTATCGATGCTCCTCTAGAAGCAGCAATAGCAGCAGAGGAAGTAGATAATCCTAATGCACTAGCTTTCTCTCTAGCTTGAGTCTCTCCCCTCCTCATATAGTCACTATCAGAGGATAGGTATTTCTCTAACTGTCCTGCAACAGTAGATTCAGGGGTTACATATTTACTTCCTTGCTGTACATAATCACTGGCAGTAACATCAGGTGATTGGTAAGCAGGAGCAGGAGTAGTTTCTAAGGCACCTATCTGTTGTACATTTTGCTCTGCTGTATTAGCAGCAGTCTGTTGTGCTTCAGATAAACCTAGATCAGGAAGAACTACTTCATTGTTTTGAGGTTCAGTAGTTGTGTTAGTACTAGTATCAGTTGTGGTATTAGTGTCTGCCATAGTTTACCTCTTTAAAGTACATGCTGATAAGTATACAAGTGCATAAGTTTGGGGGCATTTAAAATACATATCATGTTGTGCTGATATGCCACTTATTAAAGTTCTATATCCTAGACCATTGCCATAAGATAGAGAGAGTGGCTGAGTATCCTCTACAATCGCTTGGATTACCCTAGCATACCATAATGATACTGGCCCACTATAAGCACTTCTTATAACCATATCAGCAGTATTTACTCTAGAGATAGGAGCTAGAGAAGATATGTCGGCTTGACTCCAAACATTAGCACCACCTGTTGTTAATACTAAGCATTTGTCATTATATACAGGATCTAAGAACTCAAATTTATCACCTATGATATTACAAGGTATGATATCTCCAGACCCATCAGTTACCACAAATCCTATCCATCTTAAAGAAGTAACTCCTGACAGCCCACTGCCAGATATGTTAGTATCAAATTGAACATCTCCTAGATCTGTTAGAAACATATGATATATTGTATCAGCTACAGGAAGAGATATAGTAGCAGTATCAGCAGTTGCTAAGGTAAGCTGTACAGTATTAGTAGAATCCCAACATGTTCCTTCAGAAATACTCATTGTATCTACAGAACTGTAGTCTACATCTAAACCTAATAAATTTCCAGTTACTAACACACTACCACTAGGAGGTGTTAAGTTTCTACTGAAGTTATTCGAAATAGAAATAATTGGAGCAGCTGCTGTACCTCCCACATCAATCTCATCAGTAGTTCCTGTAATAGATTCAACACCTAATTCATCTGTACCCCAATCAATATCACCACCAGTATCAGAGTTCTTTGTCAGTTGTTCACCAGTAGTTCCCCCAGATGTTATAGTAGGGAGAATTCTTTCATCTTCTATTTTATCTCTAATTATACTCATAGCTTCTTACCATGTTGAAAGTGGAGTTCTTACCCAAGTATCTGTAGCTATACATACATAGAAATAACTTGAGTCATATGCAAATTGCCCTGCTGTACCTGTAGAGCTAGCTGTTGCTGGAGGTAATACTGTTTCTCCATAGTTTACTAGTATATTATCAAGGTACTCTTTAGTTATTAGAGAAGTATCACCATAAGTATCAATCTCTGCAACAGTTGCTGAGGGTGCAGCACAGACACCAGTATCAGATATCTCAAAGACATTAAAGCGTACTGGAGGACTGTCGAAGTACCCATTACCAATTTCAAATAGTGTATCAGACTTACCTTCATTGTATTGGCCCATTACTGTCTGACCAAATCTTCCTGTTATTTGATTTTGCCCACCAATACAAGTAGTCAGATCAAAAGATGCTACATTTAGTGCACCCCCTAAACAAGCAGAGGTGTCTCCTGAAGCAGTATTAGCAGCTCCTCCTAGAACTACAGAGTAAGTGTTAGATGCAGTATTATTCTGGCCTCCTACACAAGCAGAATATCCTCCAGAAGAAGTAGAGTTATAACTTGTAGAGAAAGAGTAATTACCTGTAGCACCTTTTGTAGAGGAAGTACTGGGGGATGTAGATATATCAACTGCAAAATTCCCTATATCACCATAATGAGTCGGGTCTGTACCAACAAGTCTCCAGCCTGTATTACTACCTTCAGTTATTATCTCAAGTCCTGTGGGATCAGGGCCACTCCCTAGTCCACCAGCATGAATGTCTATAAGATCTCCTACTGAAGCCCCTGTAGTTAGAGATATCACATTACCTGATACAGTATAGTCTACATCTAATACTAACTTAGTACCATTCATCCACACCATCACACTAGGTTCATAGAGACTACCAGTGACATATGGAGTCATATCAAAGTCTACTTGACTTGCTGTAGCAGTGAATACGTTGTCTACTGGTACAGTGGGTTCTGTGATTGTAGCTAGTGCATCAGCGTACCCTTCAGCAGCACTTTCCGAAGCAGCTGCATTCGTCTCAGATGTAGCAGCATTAGTTGCAGAAATAGCTGCATTATCTGCCTGTAACTTAGCATAATCAGCAGAGGTCTTAGCAGAAGGAAAAAGAGTGGAACCACCTTCTGCGTGATTAATAGTATCACCAGTTATAAAATCCCCATCGCTAGCACTAGCCCAATCTTGAGCTTCTATTGCATTAGCTCTTGAAGAATATTTACCGGGGTAGTTAGCTTCATCTGGCATAGACGCTTGAGCATTCTCAGCCCATGCTCTAGCTAGTGCAGACCAATCAGTTGTGTTAGATTCTAATGTAGTGAAGTCACTCTCTACTAAATCAAATCCTGCATCCACTGCGGTGTTAACATTATTTAAATCAGAGGCATTAGCAGTCTCACCCTGAGTAACTGTCTTACCTATATCTGTATAGTATTTACCCATTTACATTCTCCTACTATTCATAGTATACTCAGTAGTGAAAGAGTTAAGTACATGTGGTGATAGATATTTATCACTTGTCGTAATCTTCATACTCATATTAGTTCCATAACCACCTAAATAAAGGGCTGGATTCTGTACCTCCCCTGCCCCATAAATAAAATAACCCCAAGCATCGACACCCCATGTGCCACCTTGTCCAGATGATATGTAAGTTTCATCTATACTCCTAGGTATGTTAGGATCATTATAATTAAAATAAGGTCTACCTACAAACTCTAAACCCTTAACCCCTTGTACCTCTAGTGTTATTTTATGAAATCTCTTCCAATTGTTTGGACTATTATAAGAGTAGTAAGAGGTTGTTAAAGATGTCTCTATCTCTGCTCCATCGAATGAAGTACCTGAATTAGCCTTGTACACATACCCATTAGAAGATCCAAAGAAAGCGTTTACATTACCATCTGTATCTTCCATTTCTGTATAGGTAAGTACGTTATGATTAAAGGTTATTTTAGTTGCTCCTTTAATCTTCTTCTCTGCATCTAAAGTAAATATAATGCCTGTAGCATCACTGAAGAAAAGAATATATTGATTACTCTGTCTGTCAGTAGCAGCAGTAGTAAAGAGGGGAAGTTTATTAAATAAAGTTTTCTGTATATTCTTAGACATGGAAGCAGTAGAAAAATCACCATATGCATCCGTAGCAGTTAGGTTGGTTAAGCCTCTATCATCTAAGAAATATATTTCTCCTAGTAACCTATTAACTGATTTAGATTTAGCACCTGATCTTCTAGAGAAAGCCTCGTTTCTAAATTTATATTCCTCTATAATACCTGTACTAGAACTTTGTATGTCAGTTACAGATTTAATTATTTGAATAGAGTTCTTACAAAATATAACTAATGAGTCACCGGGGGCAACCACTAGATCTGTAATTTCATCTTCCATATAAATAAAACCTGCTCCACTATTCTCTATATCCCAATCAAGTGGGTCTCCTACAGCAGAAAACCATAGTTGACCATCTGGGTATGCTAACCATAACCTCTCTTTAAATACTGCTACACTAGTAGCATATACACCCATATGATCAGGAAGTAAAGTGTCTAGTATTGGTATAATTTGAGTTCCATCATAGTATACTGGAGGGTTTACACCATTAACTAAGAAGGGGGTGGAAACCCTTTGCAGGTCAACTAAATAACTGAATTGACCATTGACAAATTTATAATCACCGCCAGCTGTTAGAGCATACTCTCCATACGTATCAGCAGTTAAATTAGCTGTAGCAGTTGCTCCATTGTCTAGGACATCTCCATTAACGAATGGCCCACCACTTACATTTTTAAGTGCTATCCTTCCTGTTGCATCTCCTCCAACACCTACCTGCCAATCTCCTGAATATACTTCTATATCAGCAATTTCAGCAGTAGCTCCAGAGGGAGTTCCTGTGATTGTCTCTCCTACTTGAAATCCGTCATAAGGGGAAGTAGTATCTTTACCTGTATTAAATTCTAATACAAATGCTCCCGGCATAGGAGAGGACCATCCTGTAGGATCAGCCCTATAAATGTATGCTATATTAGCATCATAATCTCTTACAGCTCCTATCTCTCCTTGGTTATGGGCAACTAACCTTACTGGTCCAGTTCCCGGTAGAGGCTGTATTAATTCCCTTTGAGCTTCTCTTGCTTCATCATCATATTGAAAGAATATATAGTTAGCATCAGAGTAAGGTAAATCTGGAATAGTGTAATCAAATATCCACCTATAAACAGAACTAACCCTTATCTCATCCATTCTTCCTAAGAAATCAGAACCTATAACTAAATCATCTACAACAGTATAAATAATATCTGTACTTATACTTGCTGAGTTAGTATCTTTAGTTCCATCAAAGGACATGTATAGATCAGTATCTTTCCTTATTATTGAGAAGTGGAGAGTTTCATTAACTACTACTGTTGTAGCAGAAGTAAGTACAGTAGTTGACCATCCTACACCATCTGTAGAATATCTAAACACTACCTTTCCACTTTCAATACTAAGTTTATATGACATCCCCTTCTGTAGCAGGATATGATCAGAAGTTACGTCATAAGGTGTTATTAGTAAGTCTATAGTAAAATCATTATCTACTAAATCTAGAGAAGTATCTACAGGTGTTACTGCTAAATTAGAAGTACCATTAAAGTAAAAAGAAGAGTTAGGGAACTTATATTTTAAAGTGTCTTCTGTAACTAAGGTATTAGTTATAGTGTGAGCAGAAGAACTTAAGTCTTCTATAGTTGCAGGTTTGTTTGATTCTAAAAGTAGTACAGTAGACTCATCATTACCATGGTCATTAAGCCCAACTAACTCTACCTCAGAAGCTAACCCTTGACCATCAAATCTCTCATACCCACCAATGGATCTATAACCATGATAAGCTCCCTCTATCTCTTCGTAGTTTACACAGTCTAATAGTTCACCCGGTTTCAATTCTAGTTGAGATACATCCTCTTTTACCCCTCCTGTAAGGATACATACCTTACTTCTTACTGGCATTGGTTTTCTTGTTTGATATCTCATGTTATATCACTAATGGTCTAGGTTTTAAAACTTTCTTAGGTAACTGAGATCGCATTAGGTGTCCAATCTCTATACTGTATTTGTTTCCATAATTAGTTATTAAGTCGTAGTTACCTAGATAAGCACCTAGGTCTATCAATGTCTTATATACTATAACTGAGTGGTATTGAGCAGGAATGATAGGTATAGATGTATTCGCTGTCATTACGTCAGGTGTTCTATAATACTGTACTGTACAAGTATAACTAGTATCTAAATCATTTATAGTTATAGTATTATCTAAAGGATTAACGGTGTAATAAGTTGGTTTACCGGGAGTATAATCTCTTAAGATAGCTGTATCATAATGTATGAATCTTAATGGATCTTTATCATATATTACCCTCTCCACCTCTGCTATTTCAGAAGGATTGGAATAGGAACTATCTGTTTCATTTACAAGGATATTAACAGTTCCCCTCATAAATTTCCAATCCTTTCTCATTATCTGTATATCATTATAGGCTCTGTCTACCATATTGATTAAGACAGATTGGTACCCAACAGGAGAGGTAGTAGAGTCTACAGTTCCTTGAGTACCTGCAAGAGTATTTACTGTTTGTGCAATTGTTAATCTATTCACTAGTACTCAATGGCTCCTTTATTTAATTAGGTTATATCTGCATCGATCTCTTTAGGCTTCCTAGTACGTGTCTTCTTAGTAGTAGCCTTAGCCATTTCTTCTTTCTTCTCATCATCAAGCAGGATAAATCTGTTTGGATAACTTCTAAAAATCTCTTCAGTTACACCGATATGAGCACCATCAGAAGCTCTTTTAACCTGTATAATTTTTGAATCCCTAGCCATTTATTCTATTCTCCATATAAGAAAGGGGGAGCAACTAAGACTCCCCCAAATATTAGCTTACGCTCGTTGCAATATAGCTGCTACGAGTGCTTTAGGCTGAACTACCTCACGACCAAATACAATCAGTCCACGAGAATAGTCACCAAAAGAATCCGGAATCCGGAGCATTTCACTCTTAGTCAGTTGCATAGCAAACGTAATAGCCTCTTTAGTACCTACTAATGCAGTACTCTCACTGTCAGTTGCATTCCAAGGGAGGTTGTTGTTAACGATGATCTGCATACCATTAACTTCACCCTTGAAACCTGTACGAAGGATACCGCTGGAATCACCAGTCATATCTGCTCTACGAAGATCTCCAGAGCTAAGAGTATTGAGGAACCAATAAGGAACTACTGCCCAATACTGTCCATCAACATTCTGCTCTCGAAGTACCTGCTCTGCATCAAGTAGCCATTCTACTGCATCACCAGCAGAACCACCTGTGATCACTCGTGGGGTGAGGTTAACACCCATGTCCAAGTTACCACTGATTACACCAGCAGTGGAACCAATGTTATCCGCATCTGCACCAGCTGCCCAATAAGCGAGACAGTTAGTATCGATAGTAACCTGCATCTTCTTCTGAGCATTCTCTACGAACATATTCATCAGATTAAGATCGGATGCTACACGGTCAATATCGTCAATACGGAAAGCCCAAGACTTAGCCTGATCGATGTCAAGCACAGTGTTGGCCTCTTCCGGTACTTCATAAGAGAGGGTACCTCCAATCGTATAATCAGAGATAGTCATATCAGGTGCCCTACGAATAAGTACCTGATCACCCATCTTCTTAATCTCACCTTCGTAATCTGTATTAGCAATCATCTGATATGCAGAAGTTGCATAAAACCTACGAAGTGCTTTCTTCGCAAATAAAAGTGGTACGTACTTACTAGTTCCAGCACTATTATAATCCGCACCGTATCCACCGTCTCTCGTTACACCAGCCATTTGTTATTCTCCATTTCTTTACGTTTTCATTGGATCTTCCCCCCTATCATTGCTTTGTCGATACGGGCTTCAATCCTCTCAGCTTCTTTAGGAGTATACACACCACCCTTCATTACATCATCATAAAATTTATCGATAAATTCCATGGTGATAGGTTCCTCCCTTTTCCCTTTCCCTTTGGGATTTGATGCGGAAGCAGTTGAACGAGGAGATATATTAGCATCTAGTTTCTGTGTCCTAGCATTCTTATTACCTCTCTGCTCATCCAAAAAAGCGTTAAAGAAATTGGCTACTTTATAAGCGTTACCTTCCTGTTCAGCAATTCGAAATAGTTCATGGTATGTATAACCACTCATTCCATCCGTTCTTTCAAGGTACTTAATAAAAGCAGGGTCAACGTTAATCTTCTCGTAATCAGGGACAAGTGCCTCTAGATTAGCAAAGAATTTAACCACAGCCTGTCTACTAATACTCTCAGCTTCCTTAACCATCAGCTCCTCTTTCTCTTGATTAGCTCGGTTAAGTTGCTGTTGTAACGGATTGACAGCAGCATCAATACTCTTCTGTATAGCAGCAATACCTTCCTCACCTAGGATGTCAATATCATCTTGGGTGAAGTAGGATGCTTTGCTATTAACTTCTGAACTCTGAATATACTCTTTTAGATTTCTAATCTCTTTTAGGAGTTTAGCATTATCTTGTTTAAGGTTGGCAACGTCTTTTCTCAGATTGAATTTAGTCACATCATTTGAGGACTTGTAGGTTGAAAATCTATGTTTCCAGTACTCCGCCTCTTCGCTCTGAGTTTTAGTAGCTTCTAGGGTTTCTTCGTCTGTCTGGATTACTTCCTCTTCTTCTGACTCTTCTTCTGCAAAAGGAGTGTCTTCAAATGAGGTAGTAGCAAACTCGTTATCATTCCCTATCTCTTCGGTCTCTTCATCAGAAGGTTCCTCAGTTTCAGAGTTTGCAGTCTCATTCACCTCTGGAGTTCCGTAAAGTTCCCTTTCCAATTCTTCAATTGTAAATTCTTCCATTCATATCCTCTTTTGATATTGCCCCCATGGTTCCATCTATAGGAGATGGGGGGTTAAGCTTAGTCTTCATTATAAATTTTCAACAGTTTGTCAAGAAATTTTATACCTCCTTGATAGTATCTGATTAACTCATATGAAGAGCAAGCTATCAAATCTTTTATCACAGCTTCTCTCTCCTCCTCCAATGTTTCTTTCATTAATCTTCTATTGTTCAATAGGTCTTCTTTCCTGTGATCCCTGAGCACTCTCTATCTCCTTAAGTTTCATAGCTGCATTCTGGTCTGCTAGTTCTCTCTTAAGCTGATCATCTCTAATAGCTTTATTAGCAGAGGTAAGATTCTTACCTGAACTTATCTCCTTCTGAGTTTCCATTCTCTGAAGTTCTATCTGAGCATCAGTAGTTTGTTTCTGCTCTTTTAATTGTACCTCAGCAGCTTTAATTTGCATTGTATCTCTATGCATATTCTGTTGTGCTTCTACTTGCAATTGGGTAGCCTGAAGTCCTACTTGATTCTTCTGCTGTTCTAATTGCTGTTGCATCTGCTGATTCTGGGATTGGTTCTTAGCAGCTTCTTTCTGCTTCTTAGTAAGTTCCAATCTAGATGGTACAATGGATACTGGTAGATTTAAGTCCTTAGCCATTTCTCTAAGGAGTGTTGCCCTACCTTCTGGACCCATTAATTGCTGATCTATCTGATTAGCAGTAGCTTGGAGGAACTCATTCCTCTTCATCTCTTGAGAACCTTTGACTGTGATAGCCTCAGCACCCTTAGCTACTACATTAATATCTCCTGTATATTTAATATTCTCTTTGATGAGTAACCAGTAGAACTCTAACTCTACACGCGGAATAATTAAACCATTTGAGATGTGCCTGATAGCATCCTTAATACTCTTAGTAGCAGATTCCATAAGCATGGAAAGACCAGAAGCAGTTTGTCCAGCTCCCCCCACTCTCTCATTACCATATGCATACCGTGGTATTCCTGTAGCATCATCTGCTTTAATTTCAAACTTATCATATACAGCAAGAAGTTCATTAGCAATAGAAGGGATCATAAAGGCTTCTAATGGTCTTCCACTATTACCAGAAGGATCATTAGTAGTCTGTAAAGTCATAAGAGGTCTTAGCTCATCTATATCTCCATCATCTGCTAATCTATCTATATTAACTGTAATGATAGGTCCAGAAGAATATCCCATATTAGTTACTAGTGCTCTAGCACAAGCATTACATATTCTCTGGATTGGTCTCATCAAGGATGGTAATGATCTACCATAAAAGGACCCCGGGATATTCTGATAAGAAGCTTTATAATAAGGTCTACGATTAAGAGGATCATCATTAAGTTTACACTTAATAATCTCATGACCTACCATTATAGCCTCAATCTCATACATCGTATTACCATCTTGAGGCGGTTCTTTTATCTTATCCCATAAATCCCATTCATCAAGTAGTCTAGCTGGTACAGAGGACCAGAAGTGCAATCCATGATACACATCCTCATTAGCATAGAATGTATCCCCTCTCCTCTCTAAGTCAGCTTTTTCAGCTTCTATACCAGTATCAAACATAGCAAAAGAAGATGGACCCATGTCTATTACAGCGTCTATAGCTTCTTTATGATATCCGTCTACTCCCCTTAAACTAACTAACTCAGTTTCAGATAATCTTATATGTTCTATAAAAGAACCTTCTTGAGGCGAGCAGGAAGATGGATCAGGATATATATCATATGGAGAAACTCTTTTATTCATAAAGATATGTTTCTCTGTAACTATAGGTTGACCATTACTCCATTCTAAATTCTTCTGCTTAGTGATAACAGGTCCCTTCATCACTGCTACACTGAAAGTGCAGAAGTCTTCAATAAAATCTGAGAGAGCTTGATCCCAATCCCCCTCTTTCAGCTGTTTAACAATCTTCTTCTCAAGGACTTGAGTTTCAAATAAAGCTACATTTCTTATCTCTTCTAGTATAGCTTCTCTAACATCTCTCTCAGTTCTATTGCGTTCTAGCATCATATCCTGAGCCTCTGCTACCTTCATAGGTTTAGGAGGTGGAGGAGATGGTTGCTCTTGTCCTTGTGCTTGTCCTTGTGCCTGTTGTTCTGCCTGTGCCTCTTGTTCCTTCTTCTTCCTCTCCTCCTCTCCTCTCTCTTGCATCACTATCTCAAACTCTTTCTCGAAGTGATCAGTTATCATATCCTCAATTTCTTGAGGGAGAGCAGGAGCCATAGAAGGCTCTATAGCAAAAGCATCATTATTAGGGTTAAGTAGAATGTCTCTAATCCAAGATTGAGCTGCCCTAGATTTCGTAGAGGTAAGATTCATATAAATAGAAGACTGTCCATTAGCAAGGATAGTTTCTAAATCTATTGGATCATATACACCTGATACAGCTCTTAGGTCTTCAGCTATATTAGCTTCTATACCAGCATTCTGTTTAGCAGTTCTATTCTTTTGGAAAACCCTCATAATCTCCCCTGCTAAAGCAGAGTAAGTAGGTTTCTCTTCCTCTATCCCATCAATATCAGAGTATAGATCATTTACAGCACTCTCCATCTCCTCTTGATAGTCTATTGATTCTTGAGGGCTTCTCACTATAATATCCATCTATTCTCCTTTATTGTTAAGCAAAAATATACTTTGATTTTCTTACACTCCTCTTCCCCGAGTTCCTTCTTCGATTAATAGCATTCAGGTGAGAAGGAAATAAAGATAAGCAGAAGGAGTCAGAATAATCAGGAGATTGAGTCATTTCTTTCTTAGATTTTAACTGAATACTCATCTTACTTGAGTAACCCCATAAGACTGTGCTTAACTCTTTCTTTAATCTTTCATTATATATCAGATCACCAGTAGTAAGCCACTCTCTAGCTGTACCATATAATTGTGCTCTTAAGTTAAAGTATTGTGTAGGATCAGTACTCTTAGATCCTACTACTACATCTATTACAGGTAACCCTAACTCTCTTGCCCTATCCCCTACAGGACCACCTACTCCAGTAGCATCAATAAAAACTCTTTTAACCTTATATTGTAGTACAGTATCTCTTATTCTAGCTACAGTTTCCATAGTATCATCAGTCTTAAAAGCTATTAAGTCTATTACTTTTGGCCCCTGTCTAATTAGAAATACTGTATCATCTCCTGATCTTGATCTAGCTATATCAGCACCCATTACTATCTCATGGTGCATATATTCCTTGTATGGTATATTACGTTCTAGTGCTTCATCTACTAAAGCAGGAGGGATGAATACTGAACCATCTGCCCTTGGAAACTCCCCAAGTACGTTAATTCTATAGTAGTCACTGTCCTCTCCATACAGATCTTTCTGCTCCTTAATAAACTTCTTATGTATACGTGGACATTTATGAGCATTAAAAGTGAATAAATCCCAATCGTCTAATTTTTTCTCAAATAATTCAGCATAAAATCCTGATCTCCTAGTAGGGTTAGACACCCCTATAACATACCCTAATCCTGCAGCAGTACCTAGAGAACCTAGTGTAATATTGAATACTTCATCTTCGATAGCTGACATCTCATCATAAAGTATTACCTGTGTATCAGCATGTTGTCCAGATAGATTCTCAGGCTTATCCGCATTAGCAGTAACACATTGAGCCATGTTAATAGGGTTCATTTTAGATACTATCCTGTCCGAGAATATCTCTATTAACTCTGCTAATACCCTAGGTAATTTAGCATGAAGTTTCCTTACTTCCCTCATAAATACTGTAGTTAGCTGAGAGTATGAGGGGGAGAGTACCCTGACATATACATCATCGTAGCATAGAACAAACCATAAGGTTATGCCTGCTAATAGAAATGTTTTACCAGTACCACGAGCTGACCTTACTACTATACGTGCCCCGGGATGAATTGCTTTTTTAAGCAGAGAGATTTGTTGTTCATCTAACTCTACCCCTAGTGCAGTAGTGAAGAAAGCATTTATATTATTTTTATATGTGTGTAACAGTATAGCTGCTTTTTCATTAACTGTCATTCAATTACCTCTGCCTCTTTAGCCATTTCTATAAGGTTGGTAAGTACCTTGTCTGGATTAACATCTTCTATTTGTAATTTATTAGAGAACATTGCTATACTCTCACCTAATTGTCTAAGCAAAGAGATAGCTGATCTTCTATCTCCAGCAGCCTTACTAGCTTCGTATTGTTCTAAGAGTTCATGCTGAAGTCTAACAGGCGATAAGGTTTTAGTAATCTCATCATACTTTTTATCTCTCATCTCAGAAAGCATTGAACTGACATTACTCTTCTTCTGTAGATATCTACTCCTTAGCATCAGATACTTCTCTTTATCTGCTTTATTCCTACCACTAGATAAGAGACCTACATCCATTCCACTTTCCTTCATAGCAACTATATTATCATTAGTTTCTACAAGTAAGTAACAGTAATTCAATTCTTCCTGTGTTAATTCCTCTGAGTCAGGAGGAGATAGCAGAGAGAGGAATTTATCATTTACATAAGATGGGTGATTGAATTTATGAGGAGCAACTACTCCACCTAAGTTAGTAGAAGCAATGAGGGAATTGGTTTCCCTTCTATTAACAAGTTTAGTATAGAAGTCAAGAAGGAACTCATCACAATCCTTTCTTGTTAGACTGACCTTCTCTCCTATCTCTCTAACAGTATTCTGACCTTTAATATATAAATCAAGTATCATGTATTTCTCTGCTTCAGAAAGGTCACTTATGTTCCTTGTTTTCTTTCTAACCTTAATTGCCAAACCTAACTCTCCCCTTTTAATTTTTGATCTTATAAATTATCTCTAGTATTAAATATATTAATCAATCCCCTAGTTTTTCTTTTTCTGCTTTGTATTACTTTGTATTACTTGCCCTTAAGAATCTGG